TTTCATCTATTCCTAATTTCTTTGCCCAAAAAATATCTAAAGCTTGCTCCGCATCTATAAAACAAACATTCCTACCTAATTTTTGACAATTAATAGCAAAATCTAAACTCAAAAATGTTTTACCTCCATGCTCAGGACCGAATAACTCTAATATTCTACCTGACGGAGCTCCTCCACATCCTAATAGCATATTTAATCCTAAAGAAGATGAAGGTATTATAAATTGAGTATCTAAAACAGTATCGGAAGACATTATCGATGATTTACCAAACTCTTTGGTAAACATATTCTTAACACTTTTCATATCGGGTGCTAAGGTTTCTTTTATTTCTTTCTTTTCTTTAGCCATTTTCTTCTCCTTCGTTATCTCCAGTTAAATTCAAATCTGGTTTTCCTTTGTCCATGGATATTTTAATATATTTAGTTAAAGGAACAGTTCTCTTTGGAACTTCTCCTATATATAACTGAATATGTATACTTTTAATTTGTTTGTCTAAACATTTATCTGCAAACTCTACTTTAGCTATTACTTGTTCGCATTGATGTAGAAAACTATCAGCTAATCCTTTTTGTTTTTTAACTCCAGAAATAATTTCTTGTATTAATTTAGTAGAAGCGTGACAGTTAACATATGCGAGTTGTAGTGCTTGATTTTTTCTTTCTTGTACTTCTTCATCTTCTGATAAAATAAGGTTTTTAAATTTTTCGTAGAGATTTTCAGCATTTTCTGATAAATCTTTCCAAGTAGTTAAGTGTTTTATAGATTTACTATATAATTCACCTATTCTATCTCTTATACGACTTAGTTGAGCTGCTTTAGATGATATATGATGAACTCCAGCTAATGCAGGATCGTCCGCATCTTCAGATATTGCTACTTTGAAAGAATTTATTTCGTTTTCTAAGACTAAGTAATCGGGAACAAGAGTACTATTTACTTCTATGAGTAAAGCATTACTTTCTTGTTCTAATTCTTTTAATTTATCTTGTAATGTATCACTCATAACGAAATCTCCTCTTGTTCCCATAAATTTTTCCTTAGAAAGCGATTTTTCCTGCAGGCTTTACTGTCGCTTTTACTGCTGGAGTACTTGCAGCTACTGGAGCAGTACGGGTATCGACTACTTTATCATTAACTGCTTGCGCAGCGGGAGCATGATGTAAAGACTCTGCAGCCTTCTTCATCATTCCAGATAAAGGTTTAATATCCGTTACGTTACTATATACTAATTTCTTTCCTTTCTTTATCTGCTCTGTAGTAGTAACTATAACTGTACATTGTTTTCCTTTTAAGGAATCAAGGTTAAGTTCACTACCTACGTCCATGTTAACACCCATCGTAGTTAACCATTTGTCCAAAGCAGATCCCGGATTAATGATAAGGTTACCGTCTTCTGTTTTTCCTGCAGCATATACTTGACCGGATATCTTCTTACCATTAATAGTAGCATCTTCTTCTAAAAGAACGAATTGAAACTTTAAAGCGTTCCATTCTTTCTCTTCTCCGGTATTATTATCTATTCTCTTACCGGATGCGGGGGTGTATCCTACTATCTCCGCAATGTATGTCCCATCTGGTACTGTATCATATACTCTTTCTTGTTTTACTACTATCATAAGTTCCTCCTTAATTTAATTTTGATTAATTTTTAGACCCCATATATGTAGCAAAAGATGTAGGGGTTTCATATAATACTAATTTATATAATGTAGGAATTTCTTTCTTTAAAATATCCCACATGTATACTAACATATTTTCACAAGTAGTAACGTTTTGATTATAAGGAGCTACATCATTTATAAAAGCATGATCTAACTTGTCTATAACTTTTTCAGTTACTACTTTTTTTAAATCAACAAAATTTATAACCATACCCGAATCCTTGTTTATATCATGTTTCACGGAGACAAATAATTTATAAGTGTGCCCATGACAAGGTTCGTTGTTACATTTGCCAAATAGTTTCTTATTTTCTTCCGCCGTTAAATTATTGTTATGTAATCTATGGGCGGAATCAAAAGAAAACTCTTTAGTAATTTCCATCATACTTAACTCCTTACTTCTTCTTGGATTTCTATTATTCTACCATCATTTCCAGCCGCTTCTACTTGACCTCCTACAATAGCTTGAACTCTACTAAAAGCCTTGTCGAATTCTACTTTATATTCCTCCGGAGTATTTATAGTTATTTTGAATTTTTCCGACGCGAAGAAAGTAGAAGAAGAGTACTTGCCTGGCTTTGGGTGAGTCTCACTGTAGGATACTACTATTTCTTTTTCCATTTTTTATCACCTCTCATTTTAACTTTAGTAAGTTTTTCCCTTTAGGATTTTTTATATTATGAGGTTTTATCCCTCTTTAAAATATTATACGAGGTTCTTTAAAAAAGAGAACCAAGTTTATTGCCAAGTATCACTTATTTCCATATCTATAGTCAGAGGTACTATAATATGACTATGAGGTATTTTTTCCATTTGTTCTTTTAAAAGAACTTTCATTTCTTCTATCTCATTATCAGGTACTTCGTATACTAATTCGTCATGTACTAATAATACTAATTTACTTTTTAAATTTCTTTGTTTTAAAGTATTATCTATTCTTATCGCTGATAAATTAACGCAGTCAGAAGCTGTTCCTTGTATTATAGAGTTTATTGCTTGTCTTTCTGCAGTAGCTTTATCTTTAAAATCTCCGCTAAATATTTCGGGAATTCTTCTTATTCTTTTAAATATGTTTTGTACTTGTCCTTTTTCTCTTATTAATAATCTAATAGTAGCCATCCATTTCGCTGCAGTTTTATACCTTTGAAAATATTCAGCAATAAACTCTTTAGCTTCTTCTTCTGATATATTCAATTGTTCCGCTACTGATCTCGGCCCTCTGCCGTATATAAGGCCAAAATTCACTGTTTTAGCCATTACTCTTTGTTCTTTAGTTATTTGTTCAGGAGGTATACCTAACACTTGAGAAGCTACTCTCGTATGAATATCTTCGTTCTTTTTAAAACTATCTACTAAATCGGGGTCATTAGTATAACATGCAAATATACGAAGTTCGATCTGACTATAATCACACATAATAAGTTTATGTCCTTTTTCGGCTACAAATATTTTTCTTGCTTCTTCTCTTCTCGGTATATTTTGTAAGTTAGGATTGCTACTAGAAAGTCTCCCAGTAACAGTTCCTGTAAGATTATAATTAGTATGTATTCTTCCTGCTTTATCTATAAGAGGAGTCATTCCTTCTATATAAACGCTTATTAATTTATATAATTCTTTATACTTAAGTAATAGAGACGGAAAAGATTCCGGATCTTTACTTTGAGCTGCTAATATTGTTAAAGTTTGAGCGTCGGTAGAATCCCCTCCTTTTTTAGTTTGTTTAACTGGTTCTAATTTTAAAGTTTTAAATAAATATTCTCCTAACTGTTTAGATGATTTTATATTAATACCGCCACTCATTGTATCTAATTTCTTTTTTAATATCTCCGCATCAGTTTTCCATTTTATACCTAATTCTTCCATATATTTAGTATCTATTCTAACCCCAGTTAATTCTACTTGTCTTAATACTTTAGATAGAGGAATCATCAAATCTTTATATAAACCAAAATTATTAGGATCAAACCCTGGTTTCTTAGGATCAGGTAAAAAATTATATTTTTGTAATTCCGGTAAACTTTTATTATATAATCTTAAAGTACAATCTGTATCTGCAGCAGCATATTGTCCTAATATCGCGGTAGGTATAACAGAGTAAGAAGTAGCTTTAGATTTTAAATAACCCATTGCTTGAGTCTCATAATCCGCTAAATCTGAAAAATAATCCCTCGCTAAATCTTTTAACCCATGAGGTTTATTCTCATCTAATAAATAATAAGCTATTAAAGTATCGTCAAAATTATTAATTTTAATTCCTAATAAATCTAAGAATTTTAAATCAAATTTCGCATTATGTAAAATACATCTCTTATCTTTTAATATAGAAGCTAAAGTAATAACAATATATTCTTTTTCTTCTGGTTTCCAAATTTCTATACCATTCTCTCCTAATAAAGGAAAATATACCCCGGTATGTTCTTTCCAAGAAAAAGATATACCTAGTACTTTATCATTTATAAAATCAAGGCCAGTTGTCTCAATATCTATAGCTACCGGATTTACTTCTTTCAATCTTTCCATTAATTCTTTTGCCGTTTCTATATTATCAACTACTATATATTTATTTTCGATAGGAGTAGTATTTAATTGATTTAAAATATTATATAGTTTTTTAATGTCGTCAAAAAATCTTTCTTTAGCGCTTCCTCCGTTTTGTTTCAACACAAAAGAAGGGTGATATGCTGCAAATATCTTACAATTACGTTTTTCATCATTAAATAATTTACCATGATATTTTACAATATTAGATTGGTTCTTAAGATATTTTAAAGCTACGTTACCTAAAGCCATAATAATTTGAGGTTTTACTTTATAAATTTCATCTTCTAAATATTGAGAACATATTTGTATTTCTGAATCTATTGAATCTTTACTAGGTTGACATTTTAACGCATACGTTATATATACTTCGCTTTTCTTTATACAAGCATTATTTAAAGCTTCTTCTATTAATCTTCCAGCTTGACCGCTAAAAGGAACTCCTCTTAATTCATCTTCATCATTAGGATGAGAACCTACTATCATTAACTTAGTAGGGGTAGGACCTATTCCGTTTATTATTTTCTTTCTGGTAGTACAAAAATTACATTTAGTACAATCAGTTATTCCCATTTGACTTTCTCCTGATTTGCTATTGCCGTAAGTAGAGAATATCCGTCTAATTTCTTTTCCCCTTCCGATTCTATAGTTTTATAATCGTCTACAAATATATAATCAGATAAAGGCCATATTTTATACTGACCGTCTGCAGTACAGATAGGACGTCCTTTAGTATCTAAAATATCTAAAAATTGTATATAACCTTTCTCTCCTTCGGGTTTTTCAAAATTCATTATAAGTACTCTTAATTTAGTATCGTTTTGAAATTTTTTATAATTATTTATTCTATAAATATCCATTCCGAACCCTTTAAAGTTTTTGAATTTTATTAATATATCTGGATTACAATCCGGTTCCGGCCACGCATATCTAAATTTTGTATCCACTGCTATCCATCCAAATTTTTTATTATAAATATGTAAATCTAACTCTGTGGTTTTACATGCTATTTGATGAGATAAAAATCGACCTTTTTGTTCTCCAATAAAACCGTCCTCATATTTTTGTTTTTGTATCTCTTCGTCTGTCATATTATTTATCCTCTATTTTATTCTGAACGAAATCTAAACGAGATCCTTTTGAAACTTTTCTTTCTTTTTCTTTTTTTATTTCGTCTACTTCTTTTTGTAATTTGTCTATTTTTTCTCTCATCTCATTAATAACAGAAGAAGATGAAATATCGGCGCTTATATCTATCCGAGCTAATTCATTTACGAAAGAAGGAAAACTAGTTGATGGCATATTACCTCCCCGAACTTCCGTGACCTTTAATTCCTCTTTCAGATTTTGATAATTCCTCTACTTCTATCATTCCTTGTTTAGGTATTGCATAAGGTTGAAATATCATTTGACATATCTTATCTCCTTTTTTAATTTCGTAAGGAGCTAATGTTAAATTTTGAATAAATGGAGAACATTCATACCTATATCCGCTATCAACTATACCGGGATGTATTCTTATTCCTATTTTACCTTGAGAAGATCGAGCGGTTATTAAACCAAAAATACCTTGAGGTATTTCCATTGATATATGAGTATGAACTTCTGTAGTGGTGTTAGGTAATAAAATAATATCTTCTACAGAATATAAATCCCAACCCGCATCTCCTTCATATGCCTGTGTAGGAGTTTTAGCGTCTTTACTCATTTTTTTAAATTTTATTCCTTGAATATCTATTACCATTTATCTTCTCCTTTAATGTATATAATGAGTCCCGCCCCGTGTCACTGCAACTGCGTTATATTGATGTATTGATTCGTAATGCTCATTAACTACTACATATCCATCTATCTCTGTACGCTTATTTAATTCTATCGCTATATCTCTTACCATATCTTCTACAAATTTAGGATTAGCATAAGCTTTCTCAGTAACATATTGTTCATCTTCTCTTTTAAGTACGTTATATATTTGACAACTCGCTTTAGACTCTACTATTTCTACGAGATCTTCTATCCAAAAGAAATCTTTAAGATGAACTTTTACTCTACACATAGAGCGCTGATTATGCGCCCCTTTACCTACGTCTTTTTCTTTATCTTGAAGACTCATGTTTTTAGAACAAGGGCATACTGAAGTATATTCTATTTCACAAGTTAAATATACATCTTTCTTATCATTTACCATTTCTCCTTCTAAGAAACATTCAACAGTATTATAAGCAGTTACCGGGTTACCTCTTTTATCTGTTTTTGTTACTGGAGCTGCTTTTTTAATAAAATAAGGAAATCTTACTTTAACATAACTATCTTTTGATTCTAAAACATTTTTAAGTACTGATAATGTCTCATCTATAAATTCTACGCTGATATCTTTATCTACCGCTTCCATAATAGTTTGAGCAAATCGAGACATATTAGTACCACGCGTTTTTTCATTAAGAGAACCATACATACTTATCTTCGCTACAGTAGTTTGTATATTTCCATCTTTTTGTTTTACTTTAAAAGGAGCTTTAAAATTTCGAATGCCTACTTTATCAATTGCTACATTACGAGTATCTTTTTCATTTTGAGTATCTGGTAATTTTTTCGAATCTAAACATTCTTCACACCACATTGAGGTGACTTTACTACCTCCTATTAAATCTTTGCCGCATTTTGGACATGTACTCATTATCTTCTTCTCCTTTATATCATTAATCCTGTTTTGTATCTGTTCATTATTTCGATATTATATTGAATATCTGGAAAAGTTTTTTCGTCTATTTTACCTAAGAAATCTAACTTCTGCTCTATCTTTTCTCCTATTAAGCCTGTACCTAAATCAAATCTAATGCTATTCATGCCATGTACTATAGGAGAAGAAGTATCTAAACTTCTTATATAAGGGGATGCATTATTACAAGCTTCTTGTAAAAATATTTCAATCGGATTAGCGCATCCCATTAAATGCATAGGCTTAGAACAATAATGAGCAGTTGACCGTCTTAATTTTAATATAACATTTAATCTATTCATTAACCTATTAGTAGTTACGCTTTCTGATATATCCCAATAGTTTAATTTAAAAGAAATACCTAATACATCTATTTCTGGTATTAAGCTTAACTCGTTAAAACAATCTTTAAGATCTTCGAAAGTCTTTCCTTGAGCTACTGCGAGCAAATTCCATTTACCTATTAAATCTCTACTCTTTAATGTCTTTATAAAATCTTTGGTCATCTTTAAAGTCTCGTCTTTATTATACCACATCTCAGGCGTTACTAATTCTGTAGGCATCATATCTAAGGCAAGATCAATCATTTTATCAGTATCGAGAGGTTTATCCTTTTCAAATACTCCATTATCGAGTATTACGAGTTTACCGTTTGCAGCTGTTTTTTTATAGTAGTTTAAATAAGAAGTACTTTCATGGCAAGTAGTACTTATACACATTTCAATATCTCCTTGACTTGAAAACTTCTCTAAATAATCCGCAGGGCTTATAATTGCTAATTTCATATTATTCTCCTCTTAATGGCATTTATTACTAACTGACCTACTTCTTCCTTCGTAGTTTTAGTAGTATCTATTTCCTCATAAAATCTTTCATGTTTATGAGATTCTGCCATAAGTTTAAAATTATATTGTATTTTTTTAATATGAGGTAAATTTTCAAATCTCGAATGTTTTTCAAGTTTTAATCTTTTTTTAATCTCAGTGGTTGAGGCAGTTAATAAAATAGTTAAGTCTGGTTTAATTGCACTATCTATATATTCTTTAAATATTTTTTGATAAAATTCTTTTGGTTTTTCTGTCTTTAGCATCATAGTATTAAATATCCAACATGAATCTATATATCTATCTAATAATACGAAGTCGTATCTTTTTGAAAAAGGTTTAATAAGAGATAATTCGTTAGATACAAAATGCGTGAGATAAAGTAAAGCTTCTATATCATCGCTATATCTAAATAGTCCGGTAGCTTTTAATTCGGTAATCTTTCCAGGAATAAATTGAGGTTTTATAACGATACTACTATATTTGTTTTCGTCTAAAAGAATTTGTGTTTCTCTTATAGCTGTAGATTTTCCTACCTTATCCGCACCTTCGAAAGCTATTATCATTCTTAATCCTTTTAGTTTAGATAGGGTCGAACGTTTGAGGAGGTGCTGAAGAGGATACTTTCTTCTCTTCAGAAACCTGCGCTCGACCCTTAAACTTTATCTAAACCGTTAATATATTATACTAATAAATTATGATAAATAGTCTATTTTTTTACAATCCGTCCAATCTATTTTTGCTTTATAAGAAATTGGGTCTATTACTTTATTGAGTTTAAAAGCTTCGATTCTCTCAACGCAAGTTCCACACTCTCCACAAGAATCATCTCCTTGAGGATCATAACAACTCCAAGTATCTCTAAAATCTACTTGAAGTTTTAATCCTTCTGTAACTAATTGAATCTTACTCATTTTAATAAAAGGATCTTCTATAGTTACAGGAAATATATCGTTAAGCTTTATTACATCGTTTATTCTATCTACAAACTCAGGGCGACAATCCCAATATATAGCATGGTCTCCTGCATGAGCTCCATAAAATAACTTATTAGCTTTTATACTTTCCGCATATCCAGCAGCAATTGAAAGCATAATCATATTACGGTTTGGAACGACGGTGATTTTTTGATTTTCATGTGTATAATGTTCGTGAGGTACTTCTATATCGGAAGTTAAGGCACTTCCTTGTAAAAGATTTTTAGGGAGTTCTATAATTTTATGTTCTAATTTAAATTTTGCCGATGTTTTTTTAGCGTAATTTATTTCCTTTATATGTCTTTGACCATAGTTAAAAGATAGCATAGTAGGATCCATTCCTTGATTTTTTACCCAATATAGAAGAGTTGTCGAATCCAATCCGCCGCTTACGATTACTACTACCTTATTCATAATACCTCCTTTATTATCCGAGTATTGCACGTCTAAATCTATTATACAAGTATAGGCTTGTATTTTATCCGATTACTTGGAGGGTTTAGATTGGGGTTTACTCGGGTCTTGTTTATTTGTCTCGCTTAGTATTTCACTCATGAAGTATACAAAAAGAGTAGCAAACATATCTGCGTTCTTAATTACTACTTTTTTAACTACTTCTAAATTAAGATCGGCGGGATGACTTATTAATTTTAATTTTTCTTTACTCATAATTAAACTCCTTTTCTTACAGCACCCCAGATGATTTTATGTAACTGAACTTGCATACGAATATCTATACCAGTATCTAATATCCATTTAACGAGATCTTCTGGTTTTACTTTCTCCCATACCGGTGAAAAAATAAAAGAAGGAAGACCTGACACTATTAATTCTTTTTTCCATTTTTTAATTAAAGTAATAGCACTATCGAAATCGACCTTATCCCCTATTACGAATTTAACTTGGTCTTTTTGGGATAACATCGTAATATTATTTAATAGCATTTTTTCTTCCATTCCGGAACTTTTGGATTTGTAATCTACTACAAAACTATCTACGGCTTTAACTCCGTAAGGAGTTTCAAGTTCCGTAAAATATTTTAAATCTATTGAACCATTTGTTTCTATAGATATATAATAACCCCCTTCTATTAGAGAAGAGATTAGTTCTTTTAGATCTTTTTTAGGCTGTATTAATGGTTCCCCGCCTGTTAAACATACTCTCTTATATCCTTTAGAAGTGGATACTACTTTGTTATATATTTCCTTAGGAGTCATATTAATTCCCCCTTCATATGCATAAGAGGTATCACAATATACACACCTAAGGTTACATCCTACAAACCTAACAAAAACAGTGGGAAGCCCTATTTCTTTGGCTTCCCCTTGAATTGATAAAAAGATTTCGTTAACTTGCATGAATTATCCTTTTACGACTTTAACTTTTTTATCTTCGCCTTTTTCTACTTTATATCCTGCTTTAACGAAATCAGAAATCTTAACCGACACTTGATTTTTAACTTTCTTTATATCTGCATCGGTATATTTTTTAACCACTTCGGCAGCTATCTCAGAAGTAGTCATTCCTCCTTTTTGAAGCAATTCTTTAATTAAAGAACTCTTTGAATCTTTCTTTTCTCCTTTCTCCACTTTTTCTACTTTCTCTTTCTTTCCTTTCTCAGGAACCTGCTCTGGTGCTACATTTTCTTTTTCTACTGACATTTTTGAATCCTCCTTTGGGTTTATAGATTTTATTTCTGTTTGGTTTACATCTACTTTAGGAATAGTGAGTTTCCTTGGTTTTCCGTTTTCTAACATATCTATTAACTCAACGTCTACCGAATGATTTTCATTCTTTTTTAAAATTTTAATTCTAAAACCTTTCGGTGTTAAATATTCCTCTCCTATCTTACCTTCCGACATTTTCATAGTTTTTACCTCTCTAATTATATTATACTAAGATTTACTAAAAATCTGTCTCTATTTCTTGGTATAATTTTTGAATATGTTTTTCTTTTTTTATAGATTTTATTCTATTACGTACTCTTACTGTAGAACATTCAAGATGAGTAGCTATATCTTGAATACTTTCACCTTTTAATAATTTACTGACTGCTATTCTTGTTTTAGGATCTCTAATAGATTCTATTAATTTCTTACGGATCATATTTTTTTCTAGCGATTCTAAAAATCCCCTTTGTTCTGAGGGACGTCCTTTATAAGGGACGGGAAGAAAGACCCTACCTTTTTTATCTAATTCCTCTTGAGTCTCTTCTTTTACCGGTTTTGTTATCTCTATATCATAAATATCTTTGACTACTCTATCTTTCGCTTCTTTATTTTCGCATAAAGCAGTAGTAAAAGTCACTGCTTCATTATAACATGCTCTATATAAATAAGTGAAAAAAGTTACTTTTTTCTCTTTATTAAATTTATTTACCGCTCTTACAGTAGCTTCCTTAAAAGAGTTAAGTAAGTCTTCTTTATCTTCTTTCGTTAAAAAAACTGCGGAGTTTTTATTAAAACTCCCGGTAGTAATTTGAGAAATTAACTTGTGCATCATAGGTTCGAATTGGTTTACTATCTGTTTAAATATATCTTGCCTAACTATGGTGTATATGTTTCTTATTTCTTTTTCGATCTTTATTTTTTTTCCTACTTTTACTTTTTTTATTACCTCTTTTGTTCCTATTTGTTTTCTACATTGAAGAACTAAATCTTCTATCGTTACCTCCTTTTTTTGAATTTTCAATACTACAGAATTTCCGGTCTCCTTCCTCATATTTGGTTCCTCCTGAATCTTTTAATTACTTATCTATATTATACAGTATTTATGACTAAATGTCAAGCAAAAAGTCATAATTCTAAAGGTAAAGTAAAACTTTTCAAAGAGCTAAAAACCTTATATAATTCGTCGGCAGAACACTCATCTGGATCTTTACCTATAGGTAGTTCCGCATTATATACTTTAAAAATATTGTTTATCTGGGAAGCGATCTTCTTTGTAGCTTCTTGTCCCGCTTTAGATTCTAAGTCCATATCTAAACATAAAATAATCTCTTTTACTCCTTTAGCTATCATTTTTTTAATTCTATGAATATTAAACTTAGTTCCTAATATTGAAATGGTGTTAGTATATCCTCTCTCGACTAATGACATAGCGTCAAATAACCCTTCAACTATTATAATACGTTTAGTAGGATCTATGTTATCCCAATTAAACATATAATTATCTTTTTTCCAATCGGTAGGAAACAAATAGCGTAAATCAGAATTACTTGTATAATCTCGCCCTACAAACCCTTTGACTTCTCCCTCTTCGCATATAGGTATAATTATTCTGTTGTCGAAATTACCCCCGACTGATTCTATTTTTTTTAATTTAAATTTTTTAATAGTATCTATATTTACCCTGTCTAATAAATATTGGGGACATTTTTCTATAGAGTCTAATTCTATACAACCTTCAGGAAGAGGTACGATATCTAATGAATTATGTTTAGTGGTAATTTTATTTAATCTATTTTTTAAATTGTCCGAATTAAAAGTATTCTCTCTTTTAATTTCTTCTCCACTTAATTTACTAATAGCTTCAGGGAAAGAAATATTTTCTATTTTTTGAACAAATCCTATTACGTCTAACGCTTTCTCTAAACATACAAAACAATGTACTATTTGTTTATCTGGAGATACTATTAAAGAAGGATCTGAATCATCATGAAAAGGACAGAGACCTCTATAGTTACGCCCTTTCTTACTTAACTCCACATATTGCTCTACTACTTCTACAATATCATTATGGAGTTTGATTTTGGCTATTTTCTCCGTTAGGTCTGTCTGGTTGCTCATTTGTAGGGTTATTGGAAACATTTATTACTCCCCCAGTCGAATTATTTTGTTCTATAGAATCTAATAATAATTGCTTATTTCCAACAAAATTTAAATCCCAATTCACAGACATGCTAAATGATAAAGGACCGCCGTCTCTAAAAGCTACTATTTGACCATTTAAAATACCTATAGTTTTTTCTTCTTCGGTTTGCTTTAATAATTGAAAAATAATGTCACAATGGGGAGCAAGATCTCCTAAAGCTATCCACTCCATACCCACTTTGTTACCTTTACGAGCTTCTTTAGTTAATTGGGCTGCAGATAATATTGCTATTCTTTCTGCTCTAGCTATTTGCTTGAATTGCTTAGCTACGTCTGTTTCTTTCTCCCAACCTGCGGTATATTTTTTATTTCCTTCTACTAAAGAAATATAATCTACGATAACTATATCAATATGGTGTAATTTTTTAAATTGATTAATTTTATGTCTTATTATAGTAGGATTACATCCTATAGGTATATCTACTATATAAAAATTTTCTTTAGGAGGATTGGTTAATAAATCAAAATATATAGCTTGCTCTTCTGGAGTTAACCTACCGAATTTTATCTTATTATAAGATAATTGCCCTTTACGACTGTGATACATTCTTTCTACTTGAACTTTAGGCATTTCTAAAGTTATAAACATAACCGAATAACCTTTTTCAGCGGCATTAGCTCCTATATTAAATAAGAGTCTCGATTTTCCGCATTTTGGGCCTGCTACAATTAAACCAAATTCGCTTTTGTGTAATCCGCTAGTATGTTCGTCTATTTCTTTTATCCCGTAAGGTACTCCTTTTAAACTATCGGGATTGTTAATTAAAGTTAAGTATTCTTGCTTTTTAATATCAGTATCTTCGTAAATAAAACTCTCGGTAACTTCTGATATATTACCTGATTCTTTAATATTTAATAATTTCTCCTCCATATTGTTTACTAAATCTTCGCCACTTTTAAGTTTAAGATTATCTATTCCTTCTGATAGTAAATCATATGAGGCTCTTTTTAAATACAAATCTCTTAATCTATCTATCGCAAAAGCCGCTTCGTTATCTAAAGCTTTTTTCTCTTTTAATCTATTGTATAATAATAAATACTCTTCTACTTTAGATTCTTCAGCCCCATTTTCTTTCATTACGTTTATCAATATTTCTTCAGTAATAAGGCCGTGATAATTCATAAAATGATCGTATATGACGGAATATAAAGCCCTGTGATTATTGTGATGAAAGAAATTAGAATTTATTTTAAGAAGATTATTATCGCAAAAAGTATTATTATTTAATAAGGTGGAAATTAAAATACTCTCTAATTCGGTGTTTATAAATTCTTCTGTGGACATAAGACTCCTAACGTATTAAATGTTTGCGGCCTGGTCCTTCTATAGTTATTGGAGCTGTTTTACTTGATATAAGTTCGCATACTCTATCGTTTAATAATCCATCCGATTCTAATTTTTTTAAACTATATCTACTAGTAAATATACAAACGGTATTATTTAAAGATTTTTCTCTTAACATAGACTCTAATATGCCGGAAACTTTATTATTAGAATCTCCTCCTTTAAATATTAAATCTATTGAGTCTATTACTATAAAATCTCTTAGGGTAAAATCTTCTCTAAATTCTTCGTCGGAAACTCCATTAACTAATCCGCTAACAGT